GTGGCCGTCCACGACGTTGCCTTCGCTGTCGTGGACGTTGACGTGGAGCCGGCCGATGTCGGCGGCGATCAGGTTGACCGCGCGCACGACGGCCGGGATGGCGTCGGCCGGCGATGCGACAATCGGCTCGGGCCGCGTGTAGACCGCGACCGCGCTGCGAAAGCCGAAGAACCTTGCGAACAGTCCCACGCCCGCATGGAACGAATGTGCCCCAGAATGTCAATCGGATTTACACAGTTGCACAACTAACCGATGGGACACGCGCTCGCCGCGATGCCGCTCGTCTCGCGCACCTGGTGGTGCTCCATCAGGATGGCCGCCATGTTGCCCGCGACCACGGCGTCCGTGTTGCCGGCCGAGCGGCCCTTCACGGGGCGGATGTTGCCGACGTTGTCCTTCACCAGGCGCACCGCGTTCAGCGCGGCGCGCAGCACCGGATCCTCGTCGTAGAACAGCTGCCGGGACTTCAGGAGGTCGCCCCAGAGCTTCCACGCCGGCGCCATGGTGCGGATCGATTGGTCGAGCGGGACGATGGGCCAGCCGCGGTCGGCCCAGCGCTTCAGGTCGCGCGCCTGCGCCGGGTGCGGGTCCACGCCGATCTTCCGCACGTCGAAGCGGCGCATCAGCTGCTCGATCTCGGCCTCGACGATGGTCATGTCGTGGAACTCGCCCGGCATCCGGCGCAGAAACCCCTGCTCGCACCACTGCCCGAGGGGGTTTCGGCACCGCTTCTCGTCGAGCGCCATGTCCATCCCGGCCCACCAGGAGACGTTACGCGCCCGGATGTTCGGCCCATCGACGACCATCAGGCACATGGTGGTGAGGTCCAGCTGCGCCCCGTAGCCCCCGCGGGACAGGTCCAGGCCGATCACGGCCGGCTGGCCGCCCAAGCGTGACCACTCGCAGGGCTGCATCTGCCGCTCGAGCACCGACAGGTCCACGTCGGTGGTGGCGATTTCGTGGTAGCGGCAGGCGAGCTGCGTCTCGAACTCCGCGATCTGCTCGGGGTCGCCCGATTGGAGCATGGTGCGCGCCGAAAGCTCTAGCTGCGTCGGGTCGATGATGGTCCCGAGCCCCGGGTGGGCCTTGGGCCACGCCGCCGGGTCGGCCGCCTGGTCGTCCTGCTCGAGGCCGTAGAGCATCGGCCACCAGCCAGCCGGGTACGGGCTGCCGTCGGCGATGGAACGCTCCAAGGCGTCCCAGTAGCCCCAGATGGGTCGGGTCTTCTGCTCCTTGTCGGGGGTCGTGATCGCCAGCAGCTGCGACGTGGGGAACTTGGCAAGGCCCGTCAGCAGCCGGCCGAAGGCCCGGTCCATGCGCGCCACCTCGTCGGCGATCACCATGCGGCTCGTCAGGCCGTCCAGCGCCTTGTCCGTGCAGGGCAGCGAGATGTAGCGATTCCCGCCGTGCCGCACCCGGCCCGGGTGCGCCGGCGTCTGCCCGCCGTTGACCTTCCAGGCGTCATCCCCAAGCGTCTTGGCCATGGCCTGCATTCGCTCAAAGGTCTTCTGCGCCAGGCGGCCGTCCGGGGCGACCGAACAGAACTCGAGGAAGCTCTCGGCGTCGCGCATTGCGGCCATGAGCATGGACGCCGCGAACTCGGTCTTGCCGTTGCCGCGGGCCACCGCGAGGAGCAGCGCCTTCGTCGCCGGCGTGTCCGAGCGCCTGCCGTCCACCACGCGCCGGCGCGCAAGCAGCACCATGGCGACCATGCACTGCCAGGGCATCCAGACCAGGGGCTGCCCTGCGCCAGCCTCGGCGCCCTGCCCACACTTCAGCGCGAACGCCCGCGCGTCGTCGGCGCGCTGGTCGTCCCACCAGACCGAGTGCGCGCCAGGGTCGGCGCGCTCGGCGAGGTAGCGCCGGCAAGCGTCGCGGATCCGTGCGTTCACCACCACCGAGCCGTCCACCACCTCGCGGGCGTAGGCGTCGGCCTGCGTGGCGCATAAAGGCAGGCGCGCCCGATGCTTGCGATTGGGTGTGGTTTTGGAGGTTCCCCCAACGCGGTCCCCAAGGGTCCGAGGGGGGCTCGGCCCCGAAGGGGGGGTGTGTCGCGCGTAACTCTTTGCTTTGCTTGGCTTTACGTCAGAGGGTGAAGCAGATGCTTCACCTTGCTCTGTCGCCTGCTTCACGCGCTGTCTTCGCGGCATGGCATTCCTTGCAGAGGCTTTGGAGATTGCTCCACTCGTCCTTGCCACCACGATGCAAAGGCACCACGTGGTCCGTCTCCAGCGGCCCCACGCACCCGCAGTTAGCGCACGTGAGGTTCACCTGTCGGTAGTGCTTCTGCCTGCGCCAGTTCCGCACGGGCTTCACTGGCTCGAGCTTGAACACCTGGCCGAGATTGCCCTGGAAGCGCCATCTACGCACGGATGCCTCGCAGGATCTCGCACACCTGGTCGTCGTGCGCCTCATGCCAGGCCACGATCCACGGGTCGCCGTTCTGCTTCAGCATGAGCAGCGGCACGTGCGCCGGGTCGCGGTCACGCATGGCCTGCTCGAACGCCTCAGTCGCAAGGGCGCTCGAGGGCGGCGTACGGTCGCGCTTCGTGAGCCCTTCGTTAGGCAGCACCGTCTGCTCGATGATCGCCGGCACATGGTCGGCGAACGCGAACAGGAAGCCGTCCTTGGACAGGCCCAGCCTGGACTTGCGGCAGTGCTTGACCCACCACGTGAGGCTCGCCGCCCAGAACTTGACCTCAACGTGCAGCGGCACCGACACGTCCACCGGCTCGAGGTCGGCCTTGGCCTTCCCCCAGCGCTGGGCCGTGCGGCGCCAGGCAATGCCCGTCGCCTTGGTCAGCACGATGGCCGCCGTCAGTTCGCCCCTGCTGCCCTTGCAGCGCCCGTTGACGGTGCTCATTGGCCTTCCCATTCGTTCCTCCTCCTGCTGAAGTACTTGTCCGAACGCAGCTCGAGCCGCGTTCCGTCCTGCACCGAATCGTGCAGCCGGTCGGGGTTGTCCCGGGCCTTCAGCTGCGTGATCTCCGAGAGCTGCTTGCGTATGCACTCATCCGCCGTGTCGTTCATGGCCAGCAGCTCGGCGATCACGATCTCGGCCTGCTTGGGCAGGCTCTTGCGGTTCTCGCCGAACCACTTGCGATGCTGCGCGAGGCGTCTGAGGTGGTAGCTCATGGCTTGCCCTCCTTGAAGCAGTCCCATCCGCGTTCGTTTGCGTGTTCTTTTGGCCAACCGCCTTGACGGTTGTAGAGCAGTTCGCACACCTCCCGCCTCGCCTCGTCGCGCTCGGCGCGAAGGTTGCTCAGTTCCACAATTGCTTCCGACAGCACGGCATGCGCCACCACCGCAGCAACCCGCAAAACCATCGGTTCATTGGATTCGCGGCAATCCTGCCAATCGCGGACGATGTGCTTGGCGCGCTGCTCCACGGACATCGCTTTCCATGTCTCGCTGAAATCGCTCATGCCGCCACCTCCTTCAGCCGGTGGAGCAGCACGGCGCGAACGTTCCGCGCACCGCCGAGTTGCTTGACCTCGCGGTCCAAAACGTCGTAGGCGTCGTTCCCGGTGCGAGCCCATGCCAAGCACAGCCGCTGCCACTCGGTCTTGGCTTCATGCTCGGTCAGACCGTGCTGGATCAGCACCCGACGGACGACCGTCAGCTGCTTCTCAAGGACGAAGTCCGTGACCGACGGATGCCGCATCCTGATGCGGTCCTTCACGTCATCAGGAACCTCCCACCCACCCGCTGCGGCGTCAGCCGCGCTGGGGTTAGGTTGGGAGTTAGTTTGGGAGTTAGGATCCCTGTAGCGGGCTGCTACACCACCTGTAGCCGGGAGCGACACCACCTGTAGCGGAGCGCTACACCCACCTGTAGCGGGCTGCGACAGGTTGAGGTGGTAGGTGAGCGCCTTGCCCCACCCCTTCGAGCGCACCACCTGCTTCGTCCGGAGGGACGCCAGGACACGGTTCACGGTGGTGCGGTGGAGCCTCGTCTTGGCGGCCAGCGCCGCCTGCGACGGGAAGATCCGGTCGCCGTAGTCGGCCAGCGCGAGGAGCACCAGCAGCTCCTCGGAGTTCAGGCACGGCGCCAGGCGGAACACGTCGCCGATGCGGCTAGTCGGCTTGGGCGTGGCCATCCTTGGCCTCCTTGAACATATCTCGAAGCACCTCAAGATGCCCATTGCTTTCAGCACCGTGTTCGATGCGACAGTCGATCTCGGTAAGGATGGAGTTCAT